AAGCTCACGCAGTGTTGCAGCAGCGCAAAATGAAAAGTAAAATTTTCGCGTTAGTACACGACTCTGTGTTAGCGGAAGTACCTTTAGATGAAATTGATGAGTATTGCGATATACTAAAAAATGAGATTCAAAGAGATAGAGGGATTTATATTTCCGGTGCTCCAGTAGGTTGTGACTTTGAAATTGGAGACGATTACTCAATGGGTAAGTTTGAAAGTAAATATGGTAATCTCACTAACGTATAAACAAGTGTGTAGACGAATTCGCTTTCCGGTACATACAGTTCCTCGGGATGACCTGTACTGGGAAGACGGATTACTAATGTTGGATAATCTAGTAATAGATGATAAGAATCAGAAAGGAGATACTCTCGGCATAAGAAGGCTTCAAACTCCTCATAAGTTGAAGAGATTGAATAAGACTTACCTAGAATTTTCTGATCTTCTATATGAAAATCCTCCAATATTAATTGACACAAACGGAATAGTTTTTTCCTATCAAAAAACTAGGTGGCAGAATGTGATAAGCCACAAGATTAAAAAAAGAGAGCAGATGGATACTCACACCCGAATATGGTTGCATGGAGTAAATTTCGCTTTCTTAGTTTCAAACCCTCCTGTAGGGAAAGATTGGGCTCAAGTCTTGTATCTAAGAAAATGGCCCTGGCTACTGTATGGTTTTTCAGAACGCAAGGAAAACACTACAAAAAGGAAGATTTAATGCCAAGAAGAAAAAGAGACGTATTATCTAGTCTTAATTTTTATTTAAAAGAAATAGAACCTCTAACAAAAAGTCAGCTTGAAGTGTTTGAGTCTGACAAACATTTAATGCTTCATGGATGCGCAGGAACGGGGAAAACTTATATTTCCTTATATCTTGCTCTCGATGACTTACAGAAAGATGTATACAATAAGATTTTACTTGTTCGTAGTGCAGTGCCTACGAGAGAAATGGGTTTTCTTCCAGGTACGGAAGATGAAAAATCAAAAGTATATGAAAATCCTTATGTAAATATTATGCAGGAATTGTTTAGCCGAGGAGATAATCCTTATGGGCAAATGAAACAAAAAGGAATTATAAATTTTTTAACCACTTCTTATATTAGAGGAACTACATTCTCTGATTCAGTAGTAATTGTAGATGAGTGCCAAAACATGACTTTTCATGAGCTTGATAGTATCATCACAAGAGTTGGGCAAAACTGTAGAATTATCTTTTGTGGAGACTTTTTTCAGACAGATTTACGAAATAGTGGTTTGAAAGACTTTATAAAAATTATAAAGAATATGGAAGAGTTTGATTTTATTGAGTTTGGTATTAATGATATTGTGCGTTCTGACTTTGTAAAAAATTATTTAGTAGAAAAGTATAAAGAAGGAATACAATGAAAAGCAATATAGAAATGGAGAGCTTAGAACGTAAAATAGACCAACTGGTAAGCAGGGTAGAGATGCTACAGCGAAGACTAGTTGATGTCGAAAATTTCCAAGTTACTATAAGAAAAGAAAGACAAGAAAGAAATTTAAAAGACGAGATGTGGACTAAAACTTGAAAGCGGTTATTTCCAATAGAATTTATATGGATATAGAGCCTTCCGCTCTTGCGGATATTGATAAGGCACTTACATATAAAATAGAGAGCTATAGAAGAGATGCTCCTCCTCAGTATGTAAAAAATTTGAGAAGGTTGAATAGTAATCTTATCTCTATACCTGTTGGAAGAACCGATCTTATTCCCCCAGGATATGAAATCAAAGATAAAAGAATAGAAGTTCCTGTAGACTTCCCTGAGTTTAGGTTTGACCTCAGAGAAAGTCAACAAGAAGTCTATGACCAGCTTAACGACAATGCTGTTATCAATGCTTTTGTATCTTGGGGGAAGACTTTTACCGCACTCGCAATCGCTGGAAAGCTAAAGCAAAAGACTCTAATTATTACTCACACTGTTGCATTAAGAACTCAGTGGGAGAAAGAGATAAGAAAAGTCTTTGGCATAGAGCCTGGAGTTATAGGATCAGGAAAATACAATATTAGTGCTCCAATTGTTGTCGGTAATGTGCAGACTTTGTATAAAATCAAAGAACAGATTACTAAAACTTTCGGAACGCTAATTGTAGATGAGTGCCATCATATACCGGCAAACACCTTTAATCGACTGGTAGACTCTAGCTATGCTCGATATAAGATAGGCTTATCTGGCACGGTAGAAAGAAAAGATGGTAGGCATGTAATGATGCCTGACTACTTTGGGCACAAGAGATTTACTCCGCCCAAAGAAAACTACATGCAACCCTCCGTAGACGTAATTCAAACTAAAATACGTTTTATGGATGGTGCTAAGATACCTTGGGCTAACAGAATAAATGATTTGGTAGCTCAGGAAGAATACGGTAAACTTATTTGTTTTCTCGCCGCCGCTTATAGAAAGAAAGGGCACAAAGTATTACTTCTCTCCGACAGAGTATATTTTCTCAAAAGAGTAAAAGAAACTTTAGGAGACTACTGCGAACTTATAACAGGAGAAGTACCTTTAGCGGAGCGAGAAAAAAAGATAGAAAGAGTACAGGCAGGAAAAGTAGATATTCTCCTAGGAACTCAAAGTATATTTTCAGAGGGTATTAGTGTAAATCCTTTAAGTTGTCTAATACTCGCTACTCCTGTAAACAATACTCCTCTACTAACACAGTTGGTGGGAAGAGTGATAAGGGAGCATCCTGGAAAGATAGACCCTGTTATCGTAGATATAAATTTAAAAGGAAAAACCGCAGAGAAGCAAGCAAAATTACGTCTTGGACATTACTTACAACAACAATATGATGTGTCCTTTAAGGAGATATAATATGGCTTTACTTATATATAATGAGGGAAATGAATTATATCCTACAAAGAAACAACAATACGCAAGAGATGATTTCGGTATAGACTATCTCTCTGTTGTGGGATCATTAATCATACCTCATTGGAGAGTAAAAAACAGCAACGGAAAAAATTTAGAGAAAAAGGAGGGAATGACAGCCTGGCATATGCAGTGGCAAGAAGAGTTTCAAAATAAAGGGTTTCAATTAGAGGTTGGAAGAAGAGATCACAATAATACCATTAGAAGAGCTGATTGTCTCAAGGAGAATATAAAAAGGGTTATAGAAATACAACACTCTAAGATGTCCTACGATGACATGGTAGAAAGAACTGATGCATGGCTTAAAATGGGGTACTCTATAATTTGGGTTTTTGATGGAGATACTTGGCTATCTAAAAATTATAAGTTTACTAATAAAGAGCCGTATGGTAATACCCATAAATTAAGGTTTTCTAGAGTTAATGCTGCTTTTAGCTTAGCTGACAAGTTTTACGATAATAAGAGAGTTTCTGTTTGGCTGGAAACGACTGAAACTTTTATCTGGGATAGAGATTATCGCAATGCATGGCAAATGATTCGTTCCTCCCATCCGGATAAGTTGAAAGCTTTGTATAGAGTTAAAGACTATTTCCAAACCGGGGCTAAAAATTTTACGTACTGCGTAAACTTTTCTGACGAATTTAGTAAAAGTTATTTTATTAAAAGGATATCTGAGAAAAATAATTCTTGACAAAAGAAGATGTTTCCTGTATAATATACGGTCTGACTTCGAGAAATAGTAGTGATTTTTTATAATTGGGCAAAAATGTATTTAGCTACGAAAGGTAATTCTTCGGCTATAATTACATTAATCGCAAATATAACCTACCCCACCCTGCCTAAAAATGTGCGGGATCCTATCTATCGTTTGATTCAGAAAGACTGGACTGGCGATAGCTTTCTATTGCACCCAGAAAAAATATTATCAAACCGAAGCAAGTTCGGTGACACGGAGCTAGCACAGTATGTGGCACTCGCTAGTTTTCGCAGCTATGCTGAATATGAAGCCACAGGAAAACGCAGTTTAAACATGCTTATATCGCCTGTTTCTACTGTAATTATTGACAACAACAGACTACTCTCTCGTGTAGAAGATGAAGTTTTCTTCTGCTGGGAAGAAGTCACGCATTAAAAGGAAAAACTATGGGTATTAAATTTACTTCATCCGCTGGGGGAGCTAAGAAAAGCTCTTTAGAGCAGTACACTTATAAGAATGGAGACAACTGTGTTCGTCTTTTCGGAGATCTTCTACCTCGATATATCTATTGGGTAAGAGGTGAGAATGATAAAAACATTCCTATGGAGTGTTTGTCTTTTGACCGAGAGAAAGAAGCTTTTGTAAACCAAGAAAAAGATTGGGTTCGTGAATACTTTCCCGATTTGAAATGTGGCTGGTCTTATTCTGTACAGTGTATAGACCCCTCTGACGGTAAAGCCAAAGTATTTAACCTAAAGAAAAAATTGATGGATCAGATTCTTGTAGCTGCTGAAGATTTGGGCGACCCTACTGACCTGGAAGCAGGTTGGGACATCCACTTCAAGCGTGTTAAGACCGGTCCTAACGTATACAATGTTGAGTATACTCTTCAAACTTTAAAGTGTCAGAAAGCTATTCGCGCTCTGACAGACGAAGAAAAAGATGTTGTGGCTAGCGCTACTCCTATTGATGAACTTCTAGCTCGTCCTACTCCCGATGCTCAGAAAGAGTTATTGGAAAGAATTATGACGGCTGGTGCAGGTGCAGATTTAAACACCGATGAAAGTATTGAAGACGAGTTTGACGTTGCCTAATGAAGATTCTATTCTCTGCCGATTGGCATATTAAATTAGGTCAAAAAAACGTGCCCCTGAACTGGGCACGTGCTCGCTATGATTCATTCTTTCATCAGATTCATATCTTGGAAGACGATGCTGATTTGCATATTATTGGCGGCGACCTATTCGACAGAGTACCAACAATCGAAGAATTAGAATTATACTTTACTTTTGTAAAAAAGTGTAGTATAGAAACGATTATCTATGATGGTAATCATGAAGCTACGAAAAAGAATAAAACTTTTTTCACAGCTTTAAAAGAAGTTACTAACTCACTCAACCCCTTGGTCTATGTAATAGATGAAGCTTTTGAGGACGAGAGAGGCTTTAGTATTTTGCCTTATTGTGATTTACACAAGAAAAGCTCTATAGAAATGCTAAATAAGTCTCTACCCGTGTTTACTCATGTACGCGGAGAAATACCTCCTCACGTTACTCCAGAGGTTGATTTAGATAGATTTAAACGATTTCCAATAGTTTTTGCTGGGGATTTGCATTCTCACTCAAACTGTCAACAAAATATAGTGTACCCTGGTAGTCCTATGACAACTAGTTTCCATCGTTCTAAAGTAGCGACGGGAGTAATTACTATAGATACAGAATATTGGGAGTGGGTTTGGAATGAGTTAGAGCTTCCACAACTACTACGGAAGACAGTAACCGACCCTGCTGATATGATAAATGGTTTATATGACCACGTTATATATGAGTTAGAGGGAGACCTTGGTGACCTTGCAAAAGTAACCTCTACTGATCTCCTTGATAAGAAGGTTGTAAGAAGAAGTTCTGAAGCTACTCTTGTACTAGACAAAGAGCTTACAATCGGAGAAGAGTTAGTAGAGTATCTAATGTATGTACTAGAGATACATGATGAAAAAATACCAGACATATTAGGAATATTTAATGATTACGCTAAAAACTTTGAAATGGAGTAATTGCTTCTCTTATGGAGAGGGCAATGAGCTTGATCTTTCTGACAGCAAACTTACCCAAATTTTGGGCAGTAATGGTGTTGGTAAATCTTCTATTCCTCTTATACTGGAAGAAGTGTTATTTAATAAAAACTCGAAAGGAATAAAGAAAGCCGATATTCCAAACAGAGAATTAAATAATGGATACTCAATCTACCTTTCATTTTCGAAAGGTGGAGATGAGTACGAAATAGACCTTCAGCGTAAGTCTTCGCTTAAAGTAAAGTTTCTAAAGAACGGAGAAGATATTGGCAGTCATACGGCCACCAATACTTATAAAAGCATACAAGAAGTTCTTGGAATTGATTTCAAAACATTCTCTCAGGTAGTTTATCAAAATACAAACGCAAGTTTGAATTTTTTAACTGCTACTGATGCTAATCGTAAGAAGTTTCTTATAGACTTGTTAGGGCTAGAAAAGTATGTAAAACTTTTTGATGTGTTCAAAGATGCTTCTAGAGAAGTCGAGCAAGAATTTGCAACGCTTGAAGGTCGCATTTCGACTATTGAAAAATGGTTGGAAAATAACCGTTTGACCGATACTACCCCACGAGAACTTGTAAAAGTACCGAAACTGTCGGATGACGATGAGGAAGAATTAAGTTCTCTTATGGCTGAAATTAAAAATATTTCATCAACGAATCGACAAATTTCTCAAAATAATCAGTATAAAAAATTATTGAAAGAAATTAATATTTCTGAAATTAATGCTATCAAAGCATCTGAATTTCAGTCTTATGATGAGTTGCAGTCACAGCTAGGCGCTATAGCGGGGTCGATAGGCTCTTCGGAAAAAGTCATTCGAAAGATGGAGAACCTGGAAAATGTATGTCCTACCTGTGAACAATCCGTTGACTACGATTTTAAAGAAAAACACATCTCGGGAGAGAAAGAAAAAATTAAAATCGAAAAAGACAGACAAGATGATATCCAGAAGAAAATTAAAGAAATTCAAGAAAACAATGAGAAATTCAAGCTAAAATCTGCAAAACAGAAAGAATGGGAGGATTTGTATCGTTCAGTGGACGACTCTCTCCCGAGCCTTCTGGTAGACGAAGAAGAGCTTAAAATTAGAGTTACGCAAGTTCGTAATCGAATTGCAACTCAAAAGAACGATATTGAAAAACTTCAGAGAGAGAACGAAGCTCGTTCAGCCTATAACGCAAAGATTGAAGTTATAAGCGAACAAACAGAAGAGTTTGAAAAGCAACTTGAAGAAGTATCTACTCGTTATAGTAGAATTGCTGAAAGAAAAGGTAATCTTGAAATTCTTAAAAAAGCCTTTAGTACTAATGGTCTAATAGCATACAAGATCGAAAATCTTGTGAAAGAACTGGAAGAATTAACGAGTGAATACCTCGCAGAACTTTCAGACGGTCGTTTTACTCTGAATTTCGCCGTAAATAACGATAAGTTAAACGTAGAAATTACAGACAATGGAAATATAATTGATATTCTTGCGCTTTCTAGTGGGGAACTAGCGAGAGTAAATACTGC